GAAAATTATATAGATGATTTAGATCAATTATTTCAAGCAATAATATTTCTTTTAAAAAGAAATAAGGGTTTTGAATTAGCACGTTTACATAATAAAGAAAATTAATTAAACCAATTTTTAAATAAATGATGGATATACATTATGGACGATAAACAAATGGATCATGAAATAAGAATAAGGTTACTGGAAGAAAGTTTAAAGGATATGAAACATCTTCTATATTGGATAGTTGGCTTAGGTATTACATCAATAATAATACCGATTTTTTTACATAAACTTGGAGTATAAAAAAGTGGATATAAATTACAAAGATTTAAAAATGAGCATAGCAGGCGGGATAATAATTGGTTTTTTAGGATTGGAAGCAATTAATTTTATTCTAATAGCCTCGGGATTATCCCATTTATTTGGAAGATAGAAAGGAAAATAAAAATGCAAAAACTAACTAAAAAAGACTTAGCAATAGCAATAGGTGAATTCATAGCAATAACAACAATGTGCGGTTTAATGATTACTTTATGCTGGTTTATTAGTGATATAGCAGGAAATTTATAAGGTATTTTAATGATGAAATATTTAACATGGAACGATGCCAGAGAAATCCAACCTGGCAATAGATACGCAAGTTTTGAATATGAATTTTTAATAAGACTTTCTTTTGAAGATGATTTATCAATGCCAATATATACGATGGCTAATTGGATGGATAATAAATTTATTCCAAATTCTTATTGCTTCGAATGTGATTCATGTAATTGTTCACCTGAAATAAGAGGTGAAAGTATAAAAAAGGCAACGATTACACATTGGGCTTTAATACAACATTATGATGATATGGAAGATGAATAAATGAAACTTTCTACAGAAATATCAGGTAATTTCATTCAAGACTCATGGGAATATAAGTTATTTTTAAACGAATCTTATTTATTATTATGCAATCTAAATTTTAAAGAATTACAAAATTTTTCTAATGAATTACAAAAGGCTTCCAATCAAATAGATTCTTTTTTAAAAGTAATGCATGGAATGAAAAACAACCAAGAATTATCTATCAAAAATAATGTGATCTCATTAAAAACTAAAAAACCAATTTAACTACCGATTTACTACTAATTAATACTAAATTAGTAGTTAATATATATCAATTTAATTGATATATATTACATGATTTGATATAATAATTTATGACGATCTCGATGTGGACAGTGACACATGATCGAAAGCAGTGATTGAGTCCGTTAGCTGCGAAAGGGTCTAATGGCTAGTATTGCGTTACGTTCTTTGGTTTTGCACAATAATTATAAGCTTGATAATTATTGTAATAAATTATAGGGAACGGATAGCCCAACGAAATAAAACTAGATAACGAGGCGTCCAAGCAACGCCTACAAATCCGGTTCGACTCATAGCTGGTGCAATTCCAGCAGATCGTCACTTTTTTAATGCGGAGAGTTTTATAGATGAATGAAGAACAAAAAAAAATTATTCAAGATGTCCAAGAAATGATTATAAAAATACGGGGAGTTTTATAAATGAGCATAATATACAAATATCCATTTAAGATAAACGAAATTGATTTTACTGAAATTGAAATGCCAATTGGTGCAATTATTTTAGACATCCAAATGCAAAATAATGAATGTGTTTTATGGGCTATAGTAGATATAAACCATGCCTGCGAGAAACGTAAATTTGTATCAATAATGACAGGTCATGAATTTAACTATAGTTATGGGATGATTCATATTAAAACATTCATTCATCATACGGGTCTGGTTTTTCATATATTTGAAGATCAACGTTAATAATAAATATGTAGGGTTTTATAAATGATAATGAAACAACAATTATTAGAATATATAGCAAATAAAGTTATTGAAAAACATGAAACATGTTTAACCGATGAATTCGATAATGGGTATTTTTGGGCCATGAAAGAATTACAAAGTTTACTTTTAAAAGGTGAATTTGATGATAATAAGTGAAAAACAAATAATGGAATTGATTAATATTGCAGGAATTTATCTGAATGCATTAGAGCAATTATATAAGTTCGATCAATCTCTATTAACTAATGCTGGATTACATAATAAAAAATATATTGCTGATTTTTTAACCCAAATTACTACTCAACAATCAGAACAATTAAAGGAAATATCTGATGACTAAAGATGATTTAAATTCTTTATGCTGGCCTGCAATGCGATATGCGCTCGGAAGAAAAACTTATGTTGTTGAAACCGTTTCTAGAGTTCTAATAAATAATGCAAAAGATATTAGGCAAGATATAAAAGAACGAATGTCATCTGAAATATTAGATGCGATAAAGAATAATCAAGTAGGTATGGATATAGATGTAATTAATTGGAAACAAGTGATTGAGGCATTTAAATAATATGAATAAAATGATTGATTATCCTAAATATACAGTAAAAGTAATTGTACAAATGCAATCAAGAATTCAGATTAGTCATAATACAATATATGAAGAACATATTATCCCTATGATCAATTACAATACAGAAATAGAGGCCGTACAGGCTGCTATCAATGCATTGCGCGTTCGTTATTATGAATTAGAGAATGATATAAATGAATGATTTTACAAAGGAAGAATTATTATGGATATATGGAAAAATGCCGGCATATATTTGGGATAGAGAATGTCCAATCATGTTTTCTTCGGTAATAAACAAATTAAAATCTTTAATTGACAATTATTGCGAGCATGTATGGACAGACGGTAGTGGAAACATAATTTATTGCACGAAATGCAATTTTATATTGGGTAAACGATAAATGAATGAATTCACAAAAGAGGAATTACAAATTATAGGCGATTCACTTTTATATTTTATAAGTTTAAGAGAATCATTAAAATTTAAATCAATTCAAGTTAGAGATAAAGTTTTATATATGATAGAAAATTATTGTGATCATGAATGGCAACATTCCTATAAAGAAAAAGAATTTGATATATGTAAAAAATGTGGAGAGGAAAATTAAAATGAAATTTGAATGGGAAATGATAGATAACAATACAGTTGATAAAAAACATTTTGCAATCACTCATAGAGCAAAAGTTATCGGAGGCTGGATAGTGCACAATGCTACTAAACTTCCTAATGTAGGTAGTGAATCGATGGTTTTTATTCCCGATCCAAATCATGAATGGACATTAGAATAATTATTCATTTATATTATGTATGATAGCAAGCGGTTTCAATCCGCACGAGGAAGTCGTAAAAACGACAAGAGAGCATACAAACGACCAGGACACTTGAATTCAATTGCTATCATATATACATTAAAATGTTTCTTGTAAATCTTGACTTAATAAATCAGATAAATAAGCATAACCACATACATCAACCAACGAATCATGATGATATCCATTATGTGCCCTGGAAACTTTAAGTAAAATCATCATATGAGCAACATCTTGCAAAGATACACGAGTACCCAAATAGGAAGACCATAAACCGGCAATGCGACTAAAAGATTCAATTCTACCGCCATATTCTTGCTGTCTAGCGCCATTAACAATATGTTTGGCTTCATCAAGAATAGTTTCATGCATTGGAACTTCTTTGCATAGTTCATTAGTATATTTTTCCGGGTAAACTAACTCTTTATATGTCTCCTCAAATTTATGAATTAACCAAAGTTGTTGGGGAGTTTTATTAGTACTTAGATAGCACCAATCCAAAATTGCCTTCATTTTATCAATGTCTTTATTAGCAAGGATGACATCAAATTCCCATTCATTACTTTCTAATTGTTCATGCATAGCTTCTTGATTAAGCATCTTAAAATCCTATATTACATCTACATTATCAGCCATTATGCCTTTGTCGCCTTTTTTCAATTCAAACGTAACCGCTTGTCCTTCGGTTAAATTCTTAAAACCTGTTCCGCGAATCGATCTAAAATGAACAAAATAATCTTTTCCATCCTCACCTGTAATAAATCCAAATCCTTTTTTAGTATCAAAAAATTTAGTAACCCCATTTAAACGTTCCATTGTTCACCTATAAAGTTTAATAAATCGATTCGCATAATGCTTTGCAATACTTTCTCGTGCAAAATTATTTATATTTTGCTTTTCTAATTCTTCAAAATAAATAATAATATATTTTTCTAAAATTTGCTTATGTAGTATTTCGGGTAACATGCGCAATTTCCACTTAATTAGCTTAATATCATCATCATTTATTTTAATTCCTAACTCTAAACACCTACTTACAAATCCCATAACAGAAAGCTCAAAAAAAGATCTAATTTCTTTTATAAAACGTATAAAATAGTATATTTATAATTCATTGGTTCAATATATTGTGCAATGCGTCCAATGTTTTTTTTATTTCTTTTAGATCAAGACATCCGCAAAGCGATCCTTTAATGAGCGATTGATGATGCAAAATGTGATCGGCCAACAAAGACAAAATCAATTCTTTAAATTCCAATTGTTCACGATGAATTATGCGATCGTCCGCAATAGTAATATTGTTAACAATATCGTTATAAATAGTCTGATATTTGATTAAAGAATTTCTTGATTGTAAAAGAACGTTTGCAGTATCGTCTGAAATCTTCGTAATTCTTTCTATAGCGTCTTGTATCTCATTTACTATCATTAGGTATTACTCTTTAATTTAAATCGCACAATTCAAAGATTTGGGCCTAAATATTTCATTTATTAAGCAAGTCTTTAATCTTTTTAAGTTCATTGACTATAATAGGCTTTTTTTTACTTTTTGGAATATCCTTTTCAATATTATTTGTAATATCTTTGGATTCCTCTGGATAATGAAAAGGAGGTCTATAAGTAAATTTATCTTTTGGATAACTATTCATCGTAGCATGTTCCTTATAGCTAATAATGCAGAGTGCTTATTATTCATGTTTTTAAACGGCTCCGCTATTTCTTTTTGCATTTGTTTTTCATCTTTGAATTTAGAATCATCGGTTGCAATGAGATCTAACAATTTACCCTGCGAAAACATCAAACAGCCTTCCGCATAAGCTTCTTTGAATTTAGGAAACACAACCGATTCCGCATCATGCGATAAAGCCCAACTAGTAACTTTATGCGTAGCATAGCGAACAGTAGGATGCACCCATTCTTTTTCAGCAGTTGACGGGACACTATTTCTTAAAGCAATTTTAAAAGCGTAGTTGATGGAAGGAGCACCGATATCTTCGGGATCTGGATACGTAAGCTTAATAAAGTCATTGGGATAAATCATCTTGCCATAACCTTCTGTCCGTATTTTATTAATACCAATCTGTAACCGTTGCTTAGTAATACCAGCAACCTGGAAAGTCTTAACCCATTCCCGTTTGCAAAAACCTTCGTTCACATTATGCGCCAATACATAATCAAAGCTCTTACAATGAATCTTCAAAATTTCAAACAATTCATCAATAATTTTTTTACTCTCTTCATTAAAAACCGTATTAACCGCATTAGTTTTTAATTGCGCTCCTAATAACTCTTTTGTTACAATTTCTTTGATTTGTTTCATGCTATCCCTTCCTTTAGTTTAAAATAAATCATTTGCAATCCCATTTACCCAGTCATCGTTTGTAGAATTAGCTTTGACTGGGGTTTTAATATTCTTCACCCATTCTGCATTCAGCGTACTCCACCCCCTAATTAACATAGTCTCAAACGCTTCTATAGCATTCACACACTTCGATAATTCAAGATTCAAATGATGCCAAACCCTAGCCGTAACTAAAGCACGCTTTGCACGTCTAGCCGTTAACCATTCTTCCAACATGTCATCAGGAATATTATGTGGATTGGATTCTACTAGCTGCTCGCGCTTAAGTGAACCTGATTTAGATGTCTTCCTGGCTAACTTGGGTTTTTCCGGTAAAGGGTACAATGTTTCGGGGTACTCATAATCTGTGTTCAAGGTACTGGTCTTATGATCTTGATTATTGTTTAAATTTTGTTCAGTTGAGATATATGTATCATGATGAAAAGAATGCTGAAAAGATTGTTGATCTATTAGTATGTCGTTTTCTGGACGGGTGAGTCCAGAATCTGGACGGGTGAGTCCAGATTCTGGACGGGTGTCTTGAGATTGTACACCAGTATCGTTTTCTGGATGGGTGTTATTTTGAGTATCTATTTGTTTAAAATATAGATAATCTCTAGCTACTAAAAAAGCATTTACTTTTCCTCTTTTGTGATTTTGATAATTTATACGTTTGATTATGAAATGAGAAAATTCTAATTTATTAAGAGAATCAAATATTTTGGCGCGACTTAATTTGGTTATATTCATGATATGCTGGATTGATAATTCAACTTCACTGCATCGTTTTGAATAATCGCTTTCAAAACGTATTGCCATATAGATTTTTAATTCATTACCTGTCAGTTGCTGGAATATATCTTCATCTATCATTATGTAACGTGAATTTATAGATCTAACTGCAATAACATCATTGTTATTTTTTTCATTCATGGTAAAATCCTTTTGATTTATATTGTTTATATTTCATGATAGTCAATTTAAATTTATAAAACATCGTTATATATATCACGTTAGAATGTTTTAAAATAAGTAAATTATACATCCTTGAAAGTACCTCCTAAGTTTGAAAGATACGTCCTTGTTAGATTGCAAAGCCCTGTAGAAATATAGGGCTTTTTTTTATTTACAAGTATTGCAATATTCAAATAGGTTGATATACTTTCAGACATGTTTTTGCCCTCTTCTTCAGGGTGAAAATTTCAAAGCGCTACGCGCAACCGTGATAGATAGGCGAATATCTATCACGGGATTCTAATTTATAATACACGTAAGATCAAACAGTTATGTTTAAAACAGATGTAGAAATATCAGTTATGATCTTTAAAGCAGCATTAGCAAATAATATGCCCGCATCCATCATCGCTTTACATTGTATCAACGAACAAGATTACAAAGAATTACAAAATGGAACCATGACACAAGAAATATTAAATCTTCAGATTAACATTAGAAAAAATTCTTTAATTTAAATCAGGATAGGCTTCTTTTATTTTACTATCTAAAGTTTTAAATTTTTCTTTTAATTCTTCAATTCTTTCATTCATTAATTTATTTTTATAACTTTTGATTATTATTCCTTTAATGCCATAACCCACTATAAAACCACTTAACCAATAACAAATAATTGCAGAAAATTGTAATAAATAACGCATTATAATAATCCTCTATTTATTTGTTCATTGATAGATATCTCAATTGTTTTACGGCATTGTTCTTCATCAAACATACCTATATGACAATATTTTAAATCAATATTTAATTCTTTAGCCAACCATGTATATGCTTCTGTTCTTGACATAGAATTAGATGTCCATAAACGATCAAATGCATTATGGGCATTATGACGTATAATCCGTAATAATGGTTTTGCAAGACTTCCTAAAGGTTTATTATCTGATGTTTTATGAGTACCAACATATGCATTGCATGATTTACATAACCAAAAACGTAATTTTTTTAAATCCTGACTATTCGGATAAATAATGTCACCACCTACTAATGCAGCAACATTATTACAATATTGACATATTACTTCTTTATTCATCTTCTAATAATTCCAAACTATCGGCTTCAATTTCTACATCATAAAAATCAGTGTTTTTAAAAGCTATAGGCAATTCTTCGTGTGCTTGTTTTGAACAAATCTCAAACCATTTACCGTTATTAAATTCTTGTTCTGATAATTCTACTTCAAAATCTACTCTTACCGTGAAATAAGCTTCACCGCTATATCTTTGTTTTTCATTCATGTTCCATTCCCTCTTTGTTATTTGCATTGCGTAGGGTATTTAAATGATTGTTCAAGCACTCTAATAAATTTGGATCGTTTTCTAACGCAATTAATTCTATAAGTTTACAAATTAGATTCAAAATGGAATCAATTCTGTTATCAAAAACATTTCCGATCACCATAAAGTAAGGTTCATTATCCTTTAACATTTCTGCACTAACTTTAAAATCATTCATTCATTACCTTCCTTGTTTCCGGTTTATTACCACATTTAATACAAATAGGTTGCAGCGATCCACTATCATTATTAAAAATAACTGTAGCTTTAAATTCATGATCACAATAATTATCAATCATGTCATACACTTTTTTTTGCATATGTTGCACTACTTCTGATTTATAACAGGTATTGTTTTCCATAAAAGAACCAATAATAACAGCCAAAATATATAGTTCTTCTTGGGTGAAGTTATCCATCGGTTAATCTCCACTTCTTACAATACAAATTAAAAATTCCGTCTTCTAAATTTTTATGCATGCCTGTTAGGTATAAAGGATCTGTATTATTCACATACCTATTAAATTTTTCCCATAAATAATCAGGACTCATATTTAAAATATAATTCAATTCTATAGTAGGTGCTTCAGCAAATATAATAATTAAAAAAGTCATAATGCTTTTTATTTTATCTACATCATAATTTTCATTCATCTTCTAATTCACTTTTTAATCTATCAATTAATAGATATAATTGGTTTATAGCTTCTTCTTTGGAATGATAAGCAGAATAAGTAGGTACTTCTAAACGTCCATGTTCATAATTACAAATCAACACATCATTAGAAATTTCATCAGGTATAATAAAATCTATATCTAAGTCATGAATATTCTTTGCTTGACAACTACTATCATAGAAAAAATGATATTTATCACCTTTTTTAAATTGTCTCATTTATTTAAAACCTCATCTTTTAATGCTATTAAACATTCGCTAATTATTCGAAAAGCTCGTATAGATACTAAAGGATCGTGCGCAGAATCCATCAAAGATTGTAATTGAGCAAACGATCTCACAACAGCTCGAGAACTATGCTCCTCTTTAAATCTTCGTAATTCTTCTAATTCCTTCTTTTCATCCTTTGTCAGCATCTATTGAAACCTTTTTTAAATGCAGCAAACTTGCCTTTAATACACCACCCGTTCGTTTCTCAATAACTTGCTGAGATTCAATAGGTATGTATCCTTGTTTTTTCCAATTATAAGGAGCACCTGCACTAAACCCTCCGTCTTTCGATACCTTATAAGCTGTACCGTAAAACTTAATCACTTCATCATATGTCATAGTTCATTTTCCTTTTCTTATAAGATTAATATATCACACCTATTGATATACATCAAATAAATTGATATAATTGTTGCGTGATTATAAATAACGATTTTTAAATTACTTAAGGATATATAATGTCAAACGATGAATTTCCAGATTTAGACAATGATAATATTGTCAATGATTTAATTGCTCATATAAAAATGTGTGCGCATGAAATTAAACAATATTCCAATGCTAAAGAACAAAGCGAGCATAAGTTAAAAGAAATTTTTAAACATGAGAAAAACGGATCTTCTACCTATAAAACAAATAATCATAAAATTACAATTACAACCGGACTTAATTATAAGTTAAATATTAAAAAGTATTTGTCTTTATTAGATGCACCTGAAAAAATAGATCCTAAATTTGAATTAGTAAAGCAAGTAACTACTTATGAATTAAATAAGACTGCTATTAAAGATTTAGACTATTTCGGATCGAATCAAGATAAATATTTGAAATCTTTATTTATCGAAGAATCTCCTAAAAAATTACATATAAAACTAGAGGATATAAAAAGTGTCGATCAAAGCATTGATAGTCATGTTGGGTATGTTGATGGTGACGGAGTATTCACCCCCACCCACGCCAACAATAACCTATCTGGTGTATAACGAGGAATCCGTAGATAGTTATGGTTATCCATACATTTACGGTGATATGGCTTTCAAAGAGATATATGACGATGAATAACGAACAAGATGAACAACCCAAACAATCAATTTTAGATTTTATTACAACTTCTAAACCTGAAGCACCTAGAATAACTATTTATGGTGTTCCTGGTATTGGTAAAACAACTCTAGCAAGTACGTTTCCCGATCCACTATTCATATTAACCGAAAAAAATGGCCTTATGAATTGCAAGCATTTACCGATCGTTTTAAGTTATGGTGATTTATGGGGCATTCTAAATGATTTACTTTCTGTTGATACATTGCCTTTTAAAACATTAGTTCTTGATACTGTCAGTAAACTAGATGAATTGGTAATTGATAGGACTTTAGAAAAAAGCCCTCTAGTAAAAGGTAAAGATGGAAAGATGCGAAAACCTGGAACTATAGCAGAAGCATGGGGAGGTTATGGTGCGGGCTTTGAAAAAGCTGCATCCTTGCACAGGGCTTTAAAAATGAAATTTGATATGTTTCAGGATAAAGGTATTACAGTTGTTTATATCGCACATTCGGAAATACGAAAATATAAGTCACCAGAATCAGAGGATTATGACATTATTTCTATCAAAATGAACGCTGATAAATCACGTACTGTTTATATAGATGATGTGGATGCTGTACTTTATTGTAAAGAGAAAGCATCAGTTATTGAAACGGATTCTAAAAGAAATATTGTTAAAAGTTCTGGTGAGAGAATTATTTCAGGATCGTGTAATTCTGTTTATGTATCTAAAAATAGATTTGCCTTCCCCAAAGAATTGCCCATGAATTTTGAAGCATTGTCAAAATTTATACCATTTTATTCGGAGAATGTATAATGCATAAACACGAACAACTTGAGATAGATTTTATAACAGAAGTAACAAACAAAATGATAAATGTATTTTTATGCGCATATGATAATCCGAAATATCAAAAAATGTTATTAGAGCATACATCTTGTATAACTAAATCTGTCGTTTCATCTATTGGTGGAACGCTTCTTCATAACTTTTGCAAAGTAAATACTAATAACGATCATGAATACGCAGAATTATTTCAAAAAATGTTAAATAATGTTGCACAAAATATTGCATACGGTGCATTGGAAGAATTAAATAAAAACAAACGTGAGGTACATTAAATGAGTTTTTTTACAAGCAGAACAGGTAAAGAGATAACAGGAAGCGAAGAAAATTCGTTTACTAGTAATTTCAGATCGCTACCCGATAATACCCAAGCAGTTGCCATGATTAAATCGTTTAAAGAAAATGAATATCTAGGTGATAAATTTTATCAAATAATATGGAAATTATTAGACGGAGACTTTGCCAATTCAGAAGTTAAACAAAGTATTCGGGTTTTTGATGCAGATGATTATAAAGCACAAACCGCATTAAATATGATGTTTAGAATATTTAAATTATGTAATCACACCAAAGAATATACGAACCCACCGACTAATGAAGATCTCGCAGAATTACGAGGATGTATCTTATCAATTAAAATTGGTAACGGAATAATTGGTGATCGAGATACAACCTGGGTTCGTGAAGTATGGAAAGAGGGAGAAATAGAAACATGCACCGGAGAAACAAAAATAGTAACCAGCGCACCCTCACAAACATCTCATGATAGAGAACCCATGGATAGTGCGTTATCACGCAACGCACAAGCAAAACAATCAGCCCCTGATGACGACATTCCATTTTAAATTTTAAACATGTTGCATTAATTTATTGCAACATGTTATTGCTTAAGATAAGGATATTATGATTAAACAACTGCGACCATATCAACAAGATGCTCTAAATAATTTACGAGTACGTTTAAAGCAAGTTACACATCCTTTGTTGGTCAATGCATCGGTTGGTGCGGGTAAATCGTTAATTATTGCAGAATTATTAAAAATAATAGAGCGTGCTAATTGGAGAGCATTATGTCTTACAATGAACTCTACTCTAATTCAACAAAATTCTGAGACTTATATTGAGCAAGGTGGAAATTCAGGAATATATTGTGATGGTTTGCATAAAAAACAATTTAAACAAAATGTCATTTATGCAAGCCCTCATTCAATAGTACAAGGCATTAAGAAAGGACATCCAATATCTAACGTTAAATTCAATTTAATAGTAATTGATGAATGTCATAATATTAATCCGGGTGATCGCAATTCAATGTATATGCGAATTTTGAATCATTATGGATTAATGGCACAAACCGAACAATATAGTTATAGAATTGTCGGGTTAACGGGTACACCTTATCGAGGTAAAGGCATTAGTATTGTCGGTGACGATCAATTCTTTAAAGAGGAAGTTTGCTCAATATCTACATCCTGGCTAATAGAAAATAATTATTTAACAAAACCAACATTTGAAAAACCACATGTCGAAAGCTTCGATATGAATAATTTATCTATCGATAAAATGGGTAAATTCAAACACAAAGAATTACAAGCATGCATTGATAAAAAAGAACGCCTAACAGCTAAAATTATGCAGGAAATAATTTCATTTGTTGAAGGTGGAAGACAAGGAGCTTTTATATTTGCTTCTACTGTGAAACATGCAAAAGAATGTATGGATAATTTACCTGATAATCTTTCCGCTTGTATTACTGCAACCACTTCACATGATGATAGAAAAGAAATATTACAAAAAGCTAAAGCAGGTGAGATAAAATATTTAGTGAATGTTGCAACATTGTTAGTTGGTGTTGATGTTCCTAACTTCGATGTATGCGCCTGGTTACGCCCGACAGAAAGCTTGACTTTATATACGCAAGGTATTGGACGTGTGCTAAGATTGTCTCCTGGTAAAGAATGTGCTTATATTTTGGATTATGCAGGAAACTTAGAAAGACATGGGGATATTGATGATCCAATTATTAATGAAGCTCTTAAGCCGAAAAAAAAAGAGGATCCAGATTATTGTATTCCATGTCATATTTGTGGAACAAAAAACAAAGTAACTGCCAGACGATGTATAGGACTACCAAATAATAAACGATGTGATTATTATTTTATATTTAAACCTTGTAAAAAATGTAATTGTGAAAATGATATCACTGCTCGTAATTGTAGATCGTGCGATACAGAACTTATAAATCCTAACGCGAAGTTACGCATGACAAAAGATCAAACCATCGAATTAGATGTCAAACAAGCAAAATATTGGATATCTGACCATGGCTTAACCAATACACCTATCATCCATGTTATGTATCAAACGCAACAAATTAATGTGTTTGAGAATTTCTATACTACTAACGATCAGGCACGCATGATTCTATATGCCAAATTTGTAAAACTACATGTGGAACATCCATCGGAATATTTTATGCATTTAAATAAAATGAATGTTATTCATAAAATAGTTTATAAAGAAAAACTAAAAACACCTTATAAAATAAAATGCAAATTGAACAGAAATAATAAATTAACAGTAGTTCAAAAGTATTTTAATGATAATATACTTTAACTAAACGCAGTATTTAGTGTGTTTTGATAAAACTTGGTAATGATTATTTTTATATCATCTACATTATCAGACCAGGTGGCCCAATAACCATCCTCTATCATCTGATTCATAAACGACAATTGGCCTTTGTTTGGTTTCTTTCCCGCGTCTTTTACTTCTATCCATAAACCACAATAAGTAGCATTACTTTTACTTATTAAAATATCAGAAACATCCGCTTTCGTTCCCATACGCTCTAGCATTTGCCAATTCTGATATCCGCGTTTCCCTTCTAACGGAAAATGAAAAAAATGCTTTTCCAAATCTGTGTGATGTTTAATCCATTCATAAATTTCAACGCACATTTTTGTTTCATTACCAACTTTCATTTATACGCGCCATAAGTTAGTCGGTAACAAATATCACTTATTCTATCGGGTTGTACTTGATGCGCCCATTTAGTTCCACGTAAATCTAAACAGGCATTGGTATAATCTTTCTTCGTTAAATATTTTATAAAATCATCAAATTTTAAAAGTTTTGGTAAACCCATATTAAAGCTTAATTCTACAATAACTCCTTTACGGACATCATCTTGTATTGTATACCAGGGCAGATTTTTAACATCCATCCAAGCCTGGGTTATATCTTCATTTAAAATGAAATTAATCGCAGAATCGGATAAACGACCATTTAATCGTTTATCAATAAGATGCCCAACCCCTATCGTCCAATAGCCTAAAGAATCTTGATAAGCAGATGGTTCATTGCCTTCATGATTAAAAAGTTGTTTTTTTAATTTATCATCTAAAACTGGTAAATAATCTATCATAATATTAGTCTTGATAATTTTCTTTTGAAATAGGGAGAACAATTTGTTCAACATTCATTAATGCCTCATCGGTTGCTTTTACTGCATCTAATAATTTATGGCGCTCTTCATCAAAATAAAAGAAACTAAATGTTGATAATAAAAAAAATAATAAAAAGAAAAATAATATTACATTTTTGTTTTTCATATAGACTCAATTAAGAGCCGCGCTAGTTGCATCACGCGGCAATAAGGAAAAGTGGTTTAACCTCATTATCAATGTATCATTACTCTTGAGGTGGTACAACCTCTTTCGAGGCTTCTTCATTTAGCATTTTAACTACCGTTTCTGCTTCTGTTTGTGCACCCAACAAAGCATTATGATTAGCTAAATGCTTTTTAACATCTAATTCTTTTTCATTTAATACTTGCGTACTTCCTTTAACAGCATTATTTAAAGTACTCAAACGTTGTTTATAATTATCCAAAATCTTCTGTAAAGGCATGCTTTAATCCTCTTAAATGATATTTTTCAACCTGCTTGTGCTTCATCAACCATAGCAGATGCACCCGCATTAATTCCTGTAGATGCAAGTTTGGAGACTTCTGCAAGAGCAGGATTTACAACAGCTGCGACCGCAGGTTGTTTAGATGCTATGAATGATTCTAATTTACTTATTAACAATTGTATTTCTTGAATAATCATAGCTACTAGTTCAGGTTCTTCAGTTGCTAATTCATTCTCTACAATCGTTAAAAGATGACTACTTAATAAAGTAATTAATAATGATGACATGTTTTATATCCTTATATTAAACAAAATAATTTCCCCAAAAATCTATGCCCTGTGCTACACCTGTCGGAACTTGTGTGGTACTTATGAAAGTTCCTGATATTCCCGATCCCACACCAACAATCTGTATACTCTGTGATGCAATATATCCTAACAAACTTGCAGCACCTGCGGGATAGGTAAAACCTCCTACCGCATTGCAATATTGCACGCCTGCGGAAGCATAAGGAGCTACAGGAAGACTTAAATATAAATTACCTGATGCTGTTGTGTAAGTTGGTGTAAATACAATTCTACTCTGAAAAAAACATATTCCGTTAGTAGTTCTATAAACTTGTGTACGTGAAGAATAAGAAACGGATAAATCACCTGGTGTTGCAAAAGTTATTGTTGGTGTTGTTGTTAAAAAATTACCAGAAACAGCGGAATTATCTGCTAAAAATAAAGCATTCCAACATGATGCCGCACCTGTTGGAGATTGTGCTATGCAAGTAATTAATACCGATGCACCAGGAGGTACACCAATTAATACGCTCGCATCCTGTCCACTAAGCTGTAGTGAGGCAGATGCTAAATTTACTATTAAATAACTTTGACCAAGCGCTACGGTATTAGAATAAGGGATATATATTTGTTGGGCTGTAGATCCTGTGAAAAATTGCAAATAAGTACTAGAAACTGTTAATCCATATGATACAGCGCTTGTCACAGTTGTTGTAAAAGCTTGATTCATATTATTTGCACTTAAATTCTTATTGGCATCCCAGCCAGCCCATGCTGATGCGGCGGGAGCCGTGGTGACCGATGCAACCGCCGTACCACCTTTATTTATTGCTAAAGGAAAAGGGCCATTAACCGAATTATTTGTAGTCATAAATCACCTTAAGCGACAGTTAAATTACCTTGTGCAGCAATCACAGCAAAAGTAGTATTAGCTGTTATACAAACAATTGTCACACTGTCATATTGATTAGTGGATGTTAAGGAACCCGCAGCAGATGTTGCGGCATTACCAAAATGAATAGTCTGACCAGTATTAGCTTGTAAAATCCATCCTGCAGCACCTTTACCAGCAATTGCAAATGTAGAACCTTCTGGAGCTGTAGCAGGTATTGTAACTGTTGTTTGACTAGCATTACTTATAATATAACCTTGGTTTACAACAGCTGCTTGTGTGGTTCCTGAAACATCATTCCAAGTAGTTCCATTTAAAGTTTGAGCCACAGGATCGGAACCTGCAACCCCAACCAATACTTGACCTGCTCCTAGGACTACGGAATTAGCAGGACTAGCACCTTCACCAATTAGAACCCCATGCGCTATTGGACTTGCAACACCTAATCCACCTTGTGCGGCTGATAATGGATAAGGCGCATTTGTAGCATTATTAGTAGTCATCTTTAATCCTTAATTAAGCTAAAGTTATATTACCTTGTGGGCCACCAATAGATGCCCACGTCGTATTTGCAATAATACATATTAAATCAATACTATCGTATTGATTGGTGGATGTTAAAGAACCTGCAACAGATGTCGCAACATTACCAATATGAATCGTTTGTCCTGAATTAGCTTGTATAATCCAACCACCGGCACCTTGACCTTGTACCGATACTCTATCACCTACATTCATAGTAGATGGTAATGTTATGGTTGTTTGTAATGCATTATTAATTACATAACCATTTAGAACAGCAGCGGCTTGACTTGTTCCTGCCACACTATTCCACATCATGATTTGACTTATAGTTGCCAAAGTTCCTGAAGTGGGCAGTGTGATATTAGTATCACCTGTCAAATTAAATTGAGTGGTAAAACTTCCAGAAAATAAAACGGCACCCCCCAAGGTTATTGTAGAACTTGGTGCATTTGCCACACCAGTACCACCGGATGCAGGTGATATGATTCCAGCTGTTTGACCAAATTGAATAAATACAATGGGATCTGTACCTACTGTCACAACAGTAGCCGTTTGCAACCATCCTGTTCCTGCATTAACAGTTCCGTTTACAACAGGCACAATACCAGAATTAGTAATATCAGAACCTGTATCATAATTAGCCGCTCTTGTTAGAACCCAATTAGATGATCCAGAACCAACAGTGGTAACCGTATAAATTCCATTGTAAGCAGGAGTGCTTTCATTCTTGATTAAAATTCTATCATTTAAACTAGCGGTATATCCATCAATAGCAAACGCCGCTTGTGAACCTGCATTGGTAAGTGTTGCACCCACACCAGATGAACCATTGTTATAGGTTGCATTCAATGTAGTAGTTGATGCAGCTTGAACGGCCATTTGCGGTGTTAAACCTACAACAACCATATCAACATAATTTTTAGTTGCCGCATCTTGGGCGTTAGTTGGATCGGATACACCAATAATCAAATTAGAATTCATATTTATTGATTGTGCCTGTGCTATTAAATCAATCGATTCAAACGTTGGACTACTTCCATTAGTAACTACATTAGCAGGGTTCAATAAAATAAATGCGCTAAAACCATCCGAATAAACAAATTCAGCTGTTTGATGAATTAATATTTCACCACCAATTAGCGCATTGCCATTACTCAAAACAATAGGATGTGTTGCACCATTTACAGTTAATGTGGAAGCGCCTGTATTGCTATGAATCACATTTAAAAATACACCAAAACCACCTAAAATCATATTATTTAAAGGTAAGACATTGGCTATATAAGCATTAGCAGTTCCTGTATCTAGAGCATAATTATAGCCATTTTGTTGCACTATATATACATCAGCAGGAGTTGCTGTTGGGTTTAATAATGTGAATGTATTGTTATCAGCATTATAAATAAATAGATAGGTGCCTCCTTGAGAAATATCTCCAGGATTTGGAGCACCTGCAAAAGTATCTATTTCAACAGGTGGTAAAGAATTTATTTGTAATGTTGGACTGGTGGTATTATTTTGTAAACTTCCTGAGTTAAAAGAAACCAATAAACCATTAGTTAAGCTTGTGACAGGCGGTGACAAATTAACGACAAAGGCATCATCTACTCCTCCAATAGAGGAAGTATTGAATAGTGATTGCTGCACTTCTTGCTTTGTGACAGCATCACCCCCACCCCCGCCACCTGTTGGTACACCAAACACTTCTAACCATTTTAGAAACTCTGAAGGCACTATCATGGTTGCGCCTCCCATTGACTAATATTCGTAATATTTGTGCCATCATTTTCAAAAGTTTGAATATAGGTAATGCCGCTATAAACAACGGTTATGGTATCTACAAAACCACCGTCATAAGTAAAGGATTGCGCCAAAGAATCTAAAGGTAATCCAACGCCATTGGAGGCAGTTATTGTTTCACTCATTTCTTTACACTCCCTAGCATAATTTGCTGATAAATTTTTGATGCTTCGTTAGGATCGTCTGTGTTGATTCCCAATGTATCATCTTGATTATTGCCCGTAAACATTTCCTCTTCATGTGAATTACTAGGTGAAACTTCACGCCATCCTGCACGTGTTTTTAAATAAAACATGATTGCGGTTAAATTATTACAATCAATTTGTTGTAATAATTTACCGGCTGCATAAGCATGCATTTTAGAGCGTCCTTTTTTCAAAAACTTTTTTGCTTCGGGATCTCTATTAATTGCCAATTCAAAACATTTTTTGCTTATTCCGAAATAATTAGCTAATTGTTCTACATTCAATCGTGCTGATAAAGAGGATAATTGTTGTTTTTCTTCCTCAGTAAAAGCAAATGGTTTGCTTCTTTTTTCGTCAGGAGCGTTATTTTTTTGTTCTATTAATTGTTCAACTACTTTTTTATCTTGTTCATTGTCAAATAAATTCATGTCCGTCTCCTTCATGTATGGCTTTTTTATTGGTAAATTTTTGCCATCTACGAATAATGACATCACAAAATTTGGGATCTAATTCCATAGTTAAAGCCCTGCGCATGGATTTTTCACAAGCTATTATAAGTGTACCCGATCCTCCGAAAGGATCATAAATATACTCACCAGGATTAGTATGATGATTGATAGACCGCAAATAAATTTCAACAGGTTTTTGAGTCGGATGAGATGTTTTATCTTTTTCACTTTGAACCGTAGCAACATCCCAAACGGTCATCTGTGTACGCCCTCCTAACCAATTACGTTCAGCACCTTTTTTAACTGCATACCAACAAGGTTCATGCTTCCAATGATAATCAGAGCGACTTAATGCATGCACGTTTTTGTTCCAGATGATTTGTTGCTTTACTTCAAAACCTGCTCTCCTAAGACCATCCATTACCACGTCCGTGAATGCGCTTGCATGCCAAACATAAGCAACCGAACCGGGAAATAAAACATAAGCATCATACCAATCCGCTTTATCATCATTCATCAAATTTGATGTTTCTTCACGTTCGGTCTTTTTACGTCCTTTTGCATCAGCACGCCAATTAGCTTCATATTTCACGCCATAAGGAGGATCGGTAATCATAGTATTTGGTCTTTGACCATTCAATAATTTATCGACATGATCTTGCATAGTACTATCACCGCACATCAATCTATGATCACCCAATAACCAAACATCTCCCTCTTTCGTCACAACATCATCTTGAATCTGTTCTATAGCATTTTCATCATTATTATTAAAACCATCTAATAATAATTCAGGATTTAATATTTCGTTTATTTCTTCGCCTGTAAATCCTGTTAAATTCAAATCAAAATTATTAACATGTAAATCCAGCATTTCATTAGATAATATTGCACTATCCCAGGATGAACTCATTGCAATTCGATTAGCAGCTAATATATAAGCTTTTTTATGCGTTTCATCCATATGTTCATGAACAATGACAGGAACCGTATTTAATCCCAATTTAATTGCAGCAGCTACACGCGCATGACCGCTAATAATGACATTGTTTGGATCTATTTCAATTGGATCATTAAATCCAAAATTTAAAATACTTTGCGCTATTTCATCTATTTGCTTGGATGAATGTACACGAGCATTCTTATCATAATTAATTAATTCACCAATATTTTTTTCAATAATATTCATAAAAACCTTAATATTTAATGCATCTTAATTTTATAAGCGATGGTTGCATATTATTATGAGAGGCACCATTGGGCGTATTATTTCCAGTACTAATTGCTGAATTTAAAAGACCAATGCCCGCACCAGAAGTTAACGGTGCACCCCCACTATATACAGCCCATAATCCAGGATGTGTATGCGCGGGTATTTGATCGTGTGACAATGTAACAGTTTCCGAACCACCCGATTGACCGACCACATTGCCTAAAGTACTTGTACCTGTTCCACCAGCCGCTACACTTACGGTTCGTGGTGAATTAGGCACGTTGAAAGTAGTAGAACCATCACCATTACCCCAATTAAAAAACTGCACATTAACCGTAGCACTTGCAGTAGCATTAGCAGACATAACGATGGTAGTTGAATTAGTAATGCTTAATATAGTTGTATTGGTTGATATTCCCGCACCTTCTAAAGCCATACCAATATACATTTTTGATGAATCAACTACAGTTAAATTAGCATTTGCCATAGTGGTAGTACAAGATTGAATTTGAGATAATACGGATAATAAATTAGCATATGTTGTTCTACTAACCGCACTGCCATCTTCTACTAAATAACCGGCAGGTGCTGTAAGTCCACAAAATTCTATACTTGTCCCTGTTGGAACACCTTGTGCATTACCACTTATTAATAACCAATTATTATCGGCACCAGGTACAGAAGTATTAGATGCAATTAAACTTTGCCATAATTGAATGCCAGATCCAGCATTGTAAGCAACTGTTGCATAAATTGGATAGCTAGCAGGGCCTCCTACAGGGGGTGACCCTGTAGCAGGCGCAACCCATAGCGGATAACCTTGCGTTTGTAATTGTTGTAATGCATACGTTATATCTAGCAATACCTGATTCATTTGCGGCCTAGGAACAGGCAAATTTGCAGGATTAGTGCTAGCGTATTCGTAATTGGGAGTCCATCCGTTTTGATAATTAACGGTGCCAGAATCAGATCCTGTATTATCAATAGGAGTTGTATCAACACCACCAGAGGAATTAATTCCCCAAGCATATAAAAAATAGGGATTAGGAACGGGTGCAGTCATGTTGTAATATCCTTAATTATACTATTGCAACTCCAGCGGGACGCGGCAATAAATCCAAAAGATTAATCGCTTGCAAAAGCGTAGACGGAAAGGCTGTCGGATCTGAAAAAACATAACTAATAGTCATATTTAAATTATCATTACAAACTATAGTATTTTCACCATATCCTATCGCATCTCCTAGATAAAAACATAAATATTGCAAATATTGATTTATATTGTATACAAAATTATTAGTATAAATTTGATTCTCAGTGGTATCTTGCGAAAAATTAGTACTTGATATTGGCCAACTTAAAGTGCCTCTAGTTGTGCAATTAAAATACTTTAATAATAATAAAAATTGTTGTTGATAAGGTGTTAAAGCAATAACAGGCGTAGTTGGCGGAAACGGAGCATTATTAAAATTTAAATTATCATTTTCATAATCTGGAAAAGAGGGATCGAACGCATTAAATCCCCATACCACACCTGGTTCAACAGGAACTAATGGCACATACAATGGAACATCTAAAATAATAGACCAAACTGCCAAACCAAATAAGGACATATTCGTATTTGGTGCGCCTAAGTTAAAAACTTGATTGTACCAATTTTGCCAGAATTGTGTTTGATTAACATCATACCAAGCTTGTTTTTGATTTAATAAACTTAATAAATTTGTAGCTTCATTATATTGCCATAAAATTACGGCTAACAAATCAGTACTATAATCAAATTGTTCTATATTCATGATGAAAGACTCACAGTAATATTGGAAGATACAATTTGAGCTAATTGCCATGGAGCTATATCAATACTAGCCGCTTGATAAACACCTGTAAAAGTCAAAGATTCTGTACCACTTCCTGTTGCCGTTTGGCTTAATACTATGGTTGTATTATTTGAAATAGATGCAATAGTTGTACCACCTGATATATAAGTACCTGCGACAGTCATTCCTGGATAAAGCAATGTTTCTGCATCTGTTAATCCTGTCACAGTAGTTGTTCCGTTTAAAACACCGTTTTGTATAACAGGCGTTAAATTGGATATTTCACAATTACTAACATAAATTCCAGGATATTGAATACCAACTGCAGCAGAAATCTCAAAAGGAGATACGCTTTTTCCTACTGCCAAGCCTGGTAAATTGTCTACTTCACCTGCCACATAATTCAAAATGGCATTGGTTACGGTTGTTACATAATCTTGAACTGGAATATTTAAAGATACGGTTATTTGCACCCCAATACTTATCAAATCGGGAGCATCCCAAAGCACATCAATAACTTGACCCGAAATTGGAACAGTATATGGATAACTAATTGCTGTTTGACTTGCGCCATTAGTATATGCACATCCGGCACTTTTAGTAGCGGTTAATGTCGCTGCAATATCGGCATGATTACTTCCATCAATACAGCAATAAATTGAATTAGCAGCCATTGCAACACCTTGTATAGTGGTTGCAGTACTTGGATTTTCAATAAAATATAATGAATTCACACTGTCTGTTGCAGTTAATGCCGCTATTATAGAACCGGCTAAACCATTACTTTGAAGATATAAAGTATTTAATCTATATTGTCTGGCACTGACATCTGATTGCGTTAATTGACCTGTTGTAGCATTACCACTTGGATTAGATACGCCTGTCCAGCCCAAGACGTTACTTACAATAATTGTTATATCTGTAGATCCAACTATTATCGGGCCTGGTAAAACAGATCTAAATGTAGCACCCACATAAGAACCGCCTGGCGGTATTACATAAGTATTTATTGATGCCCATTGATTACCATTAGTATCTTGTACAAGAGATCCCTCGGGAATACTAGTCCCAACAACGCCTGTTAAAGTACATTGCACTAAAGAATAACTTTGTGGTGTTCTTTGCGCCCCCATTAAAGCAAGAATTGCATCTAAGAAAACACCACCTGCAAACGCAGGATTTATTTGATTTGCTAATGTAGCGTTATTGGTTGCTGTTGCAATACGTGCTTGTGTTTCGGCATTGATTAACAATCCCTGTGGCGTTGATGGGGATGTAACATCAAAATCAGTGCCAAATACATTCTGATATTCTGTTTGTACTTCCGTTTGAATATCAGCCGCATCAGGCACAATAACGCCTGTAGTTAATATATAATCATAAACAGTAGTCATTGAATTGTCCCTGTTCCATAAATAGTTTGTATGATTGCATTAAAACTTAATACATCCGCAGTTTGTATATTCGATCCAACATTTTGAGATATAAGTAACGATATCACTTCAGTAACTCCTGTAACACCTAAAAATGCTTGCCGTAATGCTGATGCATATTGCTCAAAATTAGGCACTCCAACCCAGACGACTTGTTCATAAGGTATACCAATATTAACATTAAAAATACATTCACCAAGTAAAGTCCTAGCAACTTGGGCGCATTCTTCAAGTATAGCCTGTAAATCAGTACTAACAGCAATATTGCCTAATTCATTTAAATAAATGTCATTAAATGCTACACCGATTATATTATTGTTCACATTGGATGATAAAGTAAGTGCTGGCATAATAAACCTCTAAGGTGGAAATGGCGGAACAACAGGTGCGGGCGTTACAGTTCCTGTGACATTAGAAATAAGTCCCGATACAAATAAATTACCGTCTACATTTAAATAGCCTGTACCACTATTAACATTAACATTTAATCTATCAACTATTACATTCATCTCATGTGCATTAGTTGATGGATTAATCCCTAATTCAACGGACATAGTTCCATCAACGCTTTGTATGATCATATACCCTTCATTATCACTATTAATATTATAGCTTCGCATTAAATCAGGTATAAATAATCCATCAGCAAAATTATTAGTTCTTGTCGTATTAGGTGCTGATTGGCCATAATTTTGTAAAAACAAACTTATATCTCTATCATTTGCTAAAACCCAACCAAGATCGCCTACATTAAGAGGAAAACTTATGCTAAAAGTTCCACCACCAAGAATCAAAACAGGAATATTCACTAAATGAGGACGTGGTATTTGTTGACCATCTGTTGTTGTAAGATTAATCATTATTTGAATAGAAACACGATTCGTTTCCCTATCATAAGCTGTCACTTGCGCAGGTAACATACCATTCATAGATTGCATCATTTTTTGAAATGCAAAGTTAACAACGCCAACTAAACTATAATTATTCGCAGGATCTATATCAGGATTATTAATATTACTCATATACCACCTATGCGCGCAGCCTCAGCTATATAATAAAAAGGAACGTCTCTAGAGGTAATATTAAACCCCAATCGATAAATAACATAGTTTCCGTTTATTGCCGGATACACTTGTGATTGAATATTCAATCCACCACCAATAACCGTTTTATTATCCAACAAAAATGTCACTTTTAAACCCTGCTCTGTAAATTCGGGAATACCAATCAAACCACTATCAAGATTTAAAATGCGAGTAGTGCCTGTCAAAGGAATCAATGCATTTTTCATGATTAAAGTATTATCATCAATAAAAGCATTTACTCCTCCCATACTGTTTAAAAGTTGCACTTGTTTCAAACTACTTCCCGCAAAATTATAATTTGCAATATTTTTATCACTTGCCTCAAATCGATAAGCAATACCTAATGTATTAGCAATTTGTTGGCCTATGATGCTTAGAGTATTAGATGCAGTTTGATTATTAGTTATAACATTTGTCTTGAAAAAATTACCTGTCAAACATTTTAATGTTATGGATATATCTGGTGGTTGGCTTACCGATGAACTAATAATGTTACCTGTATATATTTGTGCTGTGCCATACGATTGTCTACCTGCGAATATAGTAGCAATTTTCGGTGATGTATTTAAATTAAACGGAGTAGTTTCGCTCAATATGAAATCTTGGGTTGCTTTATCTAAATTACTAATAGTTATAGTTGCTTCATTTTGTAAAGCATTAGCATATTTTGTGCCGACAGCTTTGATGTTAAATGGTGTATAGCCTTGTGCGGTATAGCTAATAGATCGCCCGTTTATTGTTAATTGCAATGTTATAATTCGAGGATCTATTGATGATGTCATAGTGCATCCAATTCTGCTTGGGAGGCATAAATTAAATATTGTGTTATACCAAACTGAGTATAATCAGGATAATCATCGTTTTCGGTAATCATAAAAAAATTACCATTTTGTAAATATTCATATGCTATTAAAGGCCAATTTGTAATGCCTCGTTGCCCGCTTATAATAACGGTGCCGTTTAAAGTAAAACTAAATGCAACAATAGCAGTACCTGCTGTTTGTGGATTAGTATCACAAGATCGCACATCAATATCCCAATTATTATTATCTAATTGTATGGTTAATGATTGATTTGGAATAGCTTGTAATGGGATGATTATCATGTGGGTAATCCTTTTGGATTAGTAATACCAAGATAATTTGTAAAAGTTTTACCAACAGAAGTGGATTGACTAGCATTCGCTGTACTTCCTTGTTGTGTGCCTCTTGCGGATGTATTTAAGTTTGATGCATTTTTAGGTGCGGTGCCATATTGAGCCGTCACAAATTGCACTTGTTTCAAGCTTAATGCTAATGTTAATACATCATATTGTGTAGGATCTTCCTCATGCGGCATCGATTGTATCAATTGATTTTCATATATTCCCGCACGCGTCTGAACAATTAACAAAGTAGAATTATAATAATATTCACGAATTTGATGATAAACATCTTGATAATCACTTGATAATAAAATCAATGATAAATCAATTTCTGTTGGTAGAATGATACGATGATCGACAATGGTTGCTCCTGTTTCAATAGGATGCTCCATGACCTTTGCTTCTTCTTTAACTGTAGCTTTAATTGCCCTAGCTGCTGTAAATATTTGTTGATAATCCTGTGTAAAAATAGCCACAGAATCATAAGCAAATGAGGGCAATAATGCGGTAACACTTCCTAGTACACCTACCATTATGCGGTTACTCCATCAGCATGATAATTAGCCAATTGGGAATATGCGGAATTCAAAGCATTAGCCAATGTATTCGCAATCCCAGGCGCATCTGTTGCTTGAGTATTAATTGTTATCTGATCGATATCTACTTTCTTAGTATTATTATTGTTATTGATACTATTGGATAAAGCTTGCGATGCTAAAAATCCTGGTGGTAATGGTGTACCTGCATCGGTATTAATTTTTAATTGAAAAGGACTAAAACTTTGTAATTTATTAGATAAATAATTATACAATGTTTGAAAATTATTATTAACTGCTTCTAAAGGATCTAACAAAGATAAAAGATTGTCTTTAATAATCTTAAAAGCATCACCTAAAATTTTTGCAGCAGCAGGAAATTTATCAACGAATAATCCAATTAAAGAATCACCACCCGCTAAAAAGGTCTGAATATCATCATAAACTATTGCGAATAATCCTATCAAAAGAACAATCAATGCTGACATCAAACTTATGGGCAATGTAGCTAAGGCAAAACGTACTCCCAAAGCTGTTATAGCAATACCTAATCCAACAACAAAATCTTTGTGTTGAATTAGAAATCTAACCCCTTTATCTAATAAATCATAAAATTTAATAAAATAAGGTAATAATTCCGTGGCTAAGACTAAAAATAATTCTTGGAAAGATATTTTTGTTTTTTTAGTTGCAATATTATACAAAGCAAATTTTTCTATATTTTGTTGAGTAACACTGCTCAATGACTTTTGAGAGTTAACCATTGCTTCAACTTCGCGTCTTGAATGTTGCAATAATAAAATGGTTCCTTCATCAAGACCAAATTGTCTACCAATTTGTTGAGCGCGACCAGGACTTAATCTACTTAATAAATCTGCGTATTTAGGCAATACTTTTAATATGACACCCGAACTTGTGCCAAATTTATCGGCTAATGAAGTAAGTGTGCTTTCAAATTGAGCCGCATCACCTCCGGCTAATTCTACTGCATTTCTCCAGGCATTTAAATCTTGTGCATTAACACCTAAAGTTCTGCTTGCTTGACTTAATGCAACACCAAAATCAAGTGCGCCTTTTATAGAATATGCGGCAAATCCTGCTGGGATAGCGCCCAATAATTTATTTTTTAAACCAGATATTAATTCCAAAGCCTCATTAGTACCTTTCCTGAGTTCGGTAGTATCTGATTTAAAAAGTATATAAAAGGTGTCTAATACGCTCATTTATTTGCCTTTTTTTCAGCATGTTTATAAGCTAAAAATTCATTAGCTTTATTAATCATGATGCATTCGTAAATTAAATAAGCATCCTCTAGAGTATAGCTTTCTTTGAGTTCTTTGAGGGTTGCTTTTCCTTCGGTGACAATGCATCCAATAAAGGGGTCAATATTTTTGAAATCCAGGAAGGCAATTTCTCCTGTGCCAAAGTTAGGTATTCGGAGATCTTGCCATCGGCTAAAAAACTGCAATTATACTCCATAGCCGCATATTCAACCTTCATTAAATCTTCCCAATTAGGAATATGATTATCAACTAATTCCCGTGTTTTTAACCACAAAATTGTAGATGAATCACGAACTTTAACTCCAACATAACACATAATTTTTAACATGATGGATTCGTTAGTTTGATAATCACCTAATTTTGGTGTTGCCGATAAAGGATATTGTGTAACAATCTCTCTACCAGCAACAGCCGGAAATTTACTAATAACATATGTTTTACCATTAACCTCAATTTCTTTTTGCTCTAACACTTTAAATCCTTATATACCGTTGTAATTCTCAAAACTAAATTGATAACTTCTTGTCTTTAATCTTCCGCTATTAGCAGCTGGCGCAAAAGGAACACCGTCAGTAATTACCCCATTAGTTAAGGTAACAAAATTCAAATTAGGATAAAAAACGCTCATTGTAATTGTGTCTCTGGCGCTTATTTTGCCACGTCCAACACGGTTAGCTGCTAAAAGAATGGATAATGATAAATCATCATCACTATCTGGAATCATATTTAATGTAAGCTTTATAGGATTTGCTTTAGACCATGTGATCAAATCACCGTTTAAGCCCATTGCAACATCACCAATTTGCAAAGATGGAACATCCAAGGGATCGGCATCATCTGCAAATTGCGTTAATTGCAAACCTAATGGATAAGTTGTTGTGGCAACTAATTGAACACTTATCCCAAAACCAGAAATATTGAACATTATTAGCCCCTTAAATTAGGATATCCGATCCAGTTACATATCTAATAGTATCATCTTTACTATAAATTAAAGTATATGCAGCCTCATATTGCGTAGGCATTACATCTGGTATAGGTTGAATAACACAATCCACCCAATAACCAGAATTTTGCACTTGATACCATGCATTTGCATCACCTGTAACCGATGTAATAAATGTTTGTTGTGCAGTTGTTAATGTTTTACCTACGGATATGGTTCCATTTAAAAGAGCTTGGTTTATTACACCTTGTATTGTTAATAATGCTAAGGATTGACCTGTTGTATTTGCAGGTAATTGATTTAAATTTAACAATAAGGATAATAATGCAGATGCTAAAGCATCTTTTAACCATATTTCATTAATATATGTGTTTTGGTCTAACGGACTAGAACTTGTACCTTGTAACAATCCACGTTGATAGAAATTATAAATAGTACCTGCAGTTTGTGTTTGTCCATAGTAATTAATAGATAACGCATCTAAACTATTGGAAGTACTTGTATCGGTAACTAACGGAGTTAAATAAGGATCGAAAGTCTGATACATATAATTTTGTACGGAATTATTAGAGAAATAATTTGTAGCAGCCTCTATCATCATTGGACATTGTTCAGGAAATTGAACCGTATTAAATGTAATAGATTCTGATGCACTTCCTGTAGCGTTTGCTGACATAACAATCGTATTATCATCAGTAATGCTTTTAATAACGGTATTGGTAGGAATGTTCGATCCTGTAATTCCCATGCCTACTAATAATAAAGTAGTTGCATTCATTAATCCGTTAATAAGATTTGATGCACTGACTATAGTACCTGTTTGCACTACAGGCGTTTGCGATAACGTTAATGATAATCCTGCATAAGTATTTAATCCTGCAGCCCAACTACTTGTATTAGCGGCAATTACAGGAACGCTATACAAATACATATTGTTTTGTGCTGCCGCAGCATTCCATGCAGCCGCCTCTTGTACTTGTGCTAAATCGAAATTTAAATTATTTAAGAAATTAAACGAACCAAAATTATTGGATATATTTTGTGAAACATTTAAGGTTTGTGTAATGGTTTCTATAGCAGAACCTGGAATCCATGCAGCATTATTTAAATAAATAGACGAACTAAATAAATTATTGGAATAATCTTGAGCAGGTAGCCATCCTAGATATCCCGCGCCCGTGATATCTGTATTACCCGCAGCACCTGGTTGAACCGATATAGTAGCCGCAATTTGGCTTCCTGTTACCAATACAAATCCATTTCCAACAGCTGTAACCGTTGCTCCTGTCCATTGTGCTCCTGATTGACCTGTAATAGCGCCCTCTATAATAGTCGCGATGTCGGCATAAGTTGCAGCAGCGCTAAAATCTAGTGAACTAAAAGTATGTGATACGCCACCAATAGTTAAACCAAAAGAACCGGAAGTCACACTATTCCATTGCATAATTGTTTTTTGAACTTGATTAGGTATGGAATAAACTTGAGCCGCTGTTGCCGATTCCACCCAGCGTGCATATTGTATTGCAGTGGGTGTGGTTAAATTCTTACTAATCCATGCAAAATAAAAAAGAGCACGATAGTATTCTTCTGATGTTGTACCAAAAAAAGTACCAACATCTGCAGCGCTTGTAAATTGTAGAAAAGATTGTGGTGCTAAAACGGAATTAGCCGTGAAAAATCTAGCTATTAAATTGCGCGTGGCGACTGTATTTCCTGCTCCCACAGCGCTTGTGATATTGACATATTTACCTAACGATATAGCCATTTTATTATCCTTAAATTGGGTAAATAACAGTTGTATAAGTCGTGAAACTTGGCTCTACAGTTGTTCTTATATTCTCATAAACAAAAGTAATATCAATACTTGGAATTGCCTCAAAATTATCTCTATCATCTTCAAAATAGGGATTAACTATATCAGTTATTCGTAATATTCCGATACCAGATTCATTTAGTATATTACGTGTATTATCACTTTGCATTATATCTGATATTTCCTGTATTAAATCGGATGCGGTGTATTGATTGGGGGTGGCAGGATTTTGTAAATACAAAGCCTGCATTTGCCAGGTTGATTCAAAATATTGTTTTTCTGAATGAACCATAGTACTTGACATGGTATCCCATTGATCGGAACGTCCTAGAAAACCATAACGTTTCGATCCAATTTTAAAAAAATAAACGGTAGGACTTGTGTTAATACCTTGTTGTGTTGGTTGATTAGCCTGCTTAACAATAACATCTGAAAAACCGTCTGTAATCAAACCCGCATTAATAATTGGCAAGAATATTTGTATTAAACTATTATCCGTTTGATTAGACATTATCTGCCCCCAAATCCACACAAAGTACACCTTTCCAACCATCCAATTGAAACCAATCGTTATCGGATTCGACTTGATAACGTCTTCCTCGAAATGCTATTTGATCGCCTGAAACATCTCGGGTTATATCCAATAAATTATTAGAGGTATAAAAAGTAAAATAATCTTTCTGTAAATCTAAACCATATTCAATATATAATTTTCTTGGAACAGGTTGCCAACTGCCTGTGATATTCACAGGAGAGGCATAAGTAGTAACATCTTGACCGACCGCATTTAAAGTTCTGGATGCATATTGATAATAAGCAATAGTTTGCCTAGCAATAATTTGTAATGCCATATTCAATAAATTCTGCCCAGGGATACTCATTCGTTGCTTACCTCATGAGTTATGGTATTAAACATGATACCTGTATCAATTAATGGCTTTGTAACATTACCTATATTTTGCTCGCTTAAACGTCCTTTTTTTGATGATAGGTTCTTATTTCTGTTAATACGATTTAATACCGTTTTTTCAGCAAGTGCAGGATAATATATTTTCTTAATGGTTTTTTTAATATCCGATTCGGCTGAGAACCCTAATAAATCTAATACTTGATTTAAATTTAAAGAGCCTTTAATTACTTTTTTAGAACCATCTTCAACTAATTTTTTCCATTGATTTTGATATTCCATAACGGTTGGACGCATGAAAGGCCGCGCTGGGATCCGTTTACGCGGATTTCCATATTCGTTTTGTGCAGCTACTAATGCAACTTTCGTGCCATTTGCATATTCTGATTTTTCGAACCATCCAACTTTTACACTTTTATCTTCTAAATGTTTTATAGCTTGTATTAAATTTTTACCAGCTTGAGTCAATTGATTTTTTATAATCATAGTGATCCACCAAAACCATAACCATAGCGTGAATTATATCCTTGTATTCCACCATATGGCCCTGCAATAAAAAACCCACCAACAGAACTGACTTGCAATTGAGCAAGTAATTGTTGACCATATGGACTTTGATTTAAAAACCATTGCCATTGATTTGGTAAAGGCGGGGGTGTTAATGCAACGCTTACTTTATCAATTGTGGCGCTTTGCATTAAACCTGGAACTTGTTGATTTTGCGCAAGACCTGCAATAAATATTAAATGCGCTGTCATAAGATTCAAGGCATATACTCTAGCACTGCCTTGAATTGACCCAAAATTACCTATATCACTTACATAATTTATAGCGCCATTCCAATATTGTTGTATTGTAGCATCTGGGTAATCAGTAGGGTTAGAATACAAAGGGATCTGAGCAATAAACACAGCATAATCAAACATAATAATAGGTGGGTTTGGGCAGCTCATATTTTATCCTATAACAGGTTGTACCGGATTTTTTAATTTATATATTCTATTACCAGGTTCACTATTTTCACTTTCCACATAATCAGATGGGGTTAATGGAGCGCTTCCATCTTTATCAGCCATATTGGCAGCTTTCTTTTCAGGCGCTATATTTTTCTTATCATATGTAATAAAACCGCGATCCATATGACGTTTAAAAGCAGGATTATTTAACAACATTTCCATTTCATCATCCGTTACAGAAGTAACCACACCTTTGGGGGTGAAAAAATGTTTATTAGCAACGCCATGTCCACCTTTAATAGTTACTTGCATAGGTTTTCCATTAGGCCATTTTTTTGGTAAAGAAATGTCATGTCCTGAATTTTGCTCATATTCGACATAAGTTCCTGAGTTAGTTGCCGTACTATATACATAGAAAGTCATAATTGTTCACCTTTGTTAAAAACATGCGCCTAATAATAGGCGCATTAATCATATTAAGTATTTACTGCATAAAGCGGAATATAATATGTTACCCCAGCCCTAATGAATTTTAATGTTTCTGTAACGCCTGTTAAACTTCCAGGACTACTAGAACCTACACCCGCAGCTACCGTTCCTGTATCGCAAGTGAAATTTGCAGAAGCTGCACCTGGATCGGGCAAAGTAAAGGCTGTTGCTTGACCAAAACTAGCATTAGTACAAGTGATATTATAATTTCCGGCATTATTGGATGCATGCCAAAATAATGTACCTAATGATGCACCGGCAGGAAACGATCTAAATCCACCTGCTGCGTTAATACTAGCGGACACATCATTATAACCGGCATTAACGTCATCATCATTTACGGCTACCGTTACTCTAGCCTCTCCCACGGATTGTTCTGTTTTTGATATTAAAGTCATGATTATTCCTCAAAGTAGCAGCCCGATAAATCGGGCTTAAATGTAATTAAATATCATAATAACGAACAACTGCAAAAGGTCGTTTACACATTGCACCTGCAGTTGCGTTAGAATAATCTTCTTCATACGCTTTGGCTAATTGTTGAACTCCAAGAACTTGGAATTTAGTCGGTACTGGTTGAATCCAAACGCGACCACCGTCAGTACTCATATCCTGAATGACATCTGCATACAAATAAAACACGTTATCGGAAGAATACGCTGCGTTTAATTGCGGAGCGGAAACAACACGAACACGTGGATAAGCTTCACGTAACCAAGCACGAACAGAAATACCAAAGTCAGAAGTTTTAGCAAGATAATCTACAGAGCTAGTAGCAACTGCCAAAGTTAAATCAACAGATTCAGGATCGATAGTATCTTGAGATTGTGTTCTTAACGCTTGAATTGCTGTCAAAATATCTCTTTGAATTTCTAAGAAAGTTTTCACAGCCCAAGTGTATCCTGCCACACCTGTTGCTACTTGAACAAAAGAACCTAAACCAGGATCGTTCAAGAAACCGTATGTATTATTATCGCCTGCATTCCAACCGTAGAAACCTACAGCATTACGTTGAATTTCAAGAGCAAGAGCCGCAGCTTCACGTTTCATACCTTGATCATCAACACGCAAACGTGCAGCACGCGCAGCTTCCAAATTACCAACTTTCATACCTTCTTCAAAACGAACTACTGTTCTGTAATTGAAGTTTGTATTCCAAGAGGATAAAGGTACGTTTGTATAATCACCGTAAGGTAAACTTGTGCCTGTTCTTTCCAATATACCTTGAACGACTTGTTCATCTTCCCAAGAACCTGTATTTAAAATACCAATGAATTCGTCAATCTTACGTGCAGCGGTAATAACAAATACAAAACCTGGTAACCATTCTTGCAAGAATTGCACAGGTGTGCCAACGCTTCCGGTGGTAACAGTAGGTTGTAGGGAATCCATTCCAAACATAGAATCACATGCTTGTTTGCCTCTCATCAAACGCGCAACAGATTCTTTGTTTAAATTAATCCCTACTTTATTTAATGATTGCCATTCACGGACATCAAAATTATCCATGGCTTTAATGTTTCGGCCTGAAATATAAGACCGCTCTTTTTGAACATGAGTTGATATCATTTTAATGTCCTTATATTAAACAGGTTGTGGAATTATAAAAGTTTGTTGAACTGATATAACCGCCAAAGCAGATCCGGAAATACCTTGGGTAAAATAAGCTACTTGAGCATTAGCATAAGTTTTTCCACTTGGTAAAGGAGTGGTTGGAGTAATTGTTGACAATGCTCCTGTAGTATTATCATACACCACATAATCACCAATATTAGCCGCTGCTGGTAAAGTAACAATTAACATACCTTCAACCAAACATTCTACTTGTGTGAAATTAGGTACAGTCAAAGTTGGGTTCAATGGTTGGCCACCAGCTCCAAACAAAGCAACATCTTTAGGATCGACAAGAATACCTGCAAAACCTAAAGTACCAGCAGAACCTGCTTGGCATATACCTTGACTAGTAATAGTACATGCAGTTGCACCTATAATATTATAAGCAGCTGAAGCTGAATCTATCATATAAGGTAATACTACAGACGGTGCATCGGTGAACAATTCACCAGGTACACCAAAACCCATGTTAATGGATACAGTTGATTGAAAAGTCATATTATTTCACTCCTTGCAAATAAGCATCGATTCCTGATGATTTGACAGCAGAATCTTGCGCAGTTTTAATTGGGCTAATTCTTGCACCTGCCAAATATCCAGCAAGCACTGATTCTTCATGCCCAGGCTTACAACGCAAACCTAATTTTTTCACACCATATTGAGCAACTTCAGTAATGGTTTTTTCTTTATGATCGAATGTTCCAATATGATTGGATAATCTTAAAGCCAAATCATCGCGTCTGGAAATTTCGCGCAACAAAGATTTGGTTTGTCGACGCTTCATGTCCATAACTTCTCTGGTCAATGCTTTTAATTTAGCATCCATTGCGCCGCCTTTTCTGCCTGTATCGCCATCGGGTTTAGAATAATCACCCTCTTTCTTTTCTTCATCTTCGTCTTCGCCTTGTTCGCGTTTCATAAGATTTTTTTCTTTATTTTCAGCTTCCATTTCGCTAGGATCTTCATCATTATCTTCGATATCAGCACGCTCAACAAAATCATCTGGATCGGCCTTTACATCTTTAGAATCACCTTCACGCGCAGCTTTTTCACTTAATTCTTCTTTGATATATTCTGGTTCGCCATCTTCCATTTCTTCGGCTTCGGCTTTTTCTGCATTCATCATTTTACTAACTTTCATAGATAAATCTTTAATCATTTTTGCACATTCTTCAAGCGACATTTCATCCGCTTCAAACATTTCATTGCCGTCTTTTTTTTCCATGTCTATCTCCGCCATTGAATCAGGTTTTTTAAGATCGGGATGTATCATCCCTATACTATCATAAGTAAATCGATACTTATCCATAACTGATACATCATGACCGCTGCGACCCTCCTCAACTAATGCAAGATGATTACCGCGAATATCACGCTGTATGAAATCATAAGGCTGACCGTTGAATACACCAGGATTATATTCATACGAACATCTATAACCAATTGATAACTCTTTTTTTCCTTCACTAATTAAATCTTTTAATTTTTCACTAAAAACTTTTATGTTTGCTTTTAAATAAGGCGATTCATAATAGACATCTTCTCCTATAACACCATGAACGCCTTTTTCTTCTGCAGGCATCATTCCATCTTCCGATCCCAACATAGCATGTTCATCGGTGAAAGGAATTAATTTAAAAGATTCTAAAGTTTGTGGTTCTGATAATTCTGCTTCAGGTCTATATACCATATATATTTTATCGGCTTCCAATTCAGGCGCTCCAATTTGCCCTCCAGAATAAGGAAAAACGCCTATTTTAGAAATGTTATTGCCTTTCACTTCCATAAAATCATTTAAATCATGTTTTCTAGCAGAATCTTTAACAGGCACGCGTCCAGCTATCCAATTAGTATCTTTTGAATTTTCTCTATATTCAGAATAGGCAGCAGCTTCGGCTTGTTTAGGCTTCATACCTTTTTTAATTAATGCAGCAATTTTATTAGATAACCATGTTTCTTTGGCTTCATCGTTAGAGGATTCTGTTTCTCGACCAACTTCTTTATTAATCAATTTAGCAGCTTTGTGTGGTTCGCCTATACGCCATTCTTTAGTAAATTGATTTTTAATTCCTTCATGAGTTCCTGCGCGCGGTTCACGCAACATTTTACCTACAAGTTCTGCATCTTTAGATTTAGCTTGTCTTTGTTCTTTATAAGCAATTGCGGCAGCTTGATCAGGCGGATGCCCTGCATTAATTAATTCAGCAATATTTTTAGATCGTGATTCATCTGATTTACCATGAATAAGAGGCATTTGTATTGCTCCGAAAAATACAAACTAGGGTGTTATCGGGTTGGGCTCGAACCAACGACTTAGCCAGCTTTACCTGATGCTCTCCCTACCAACTGGGCGACCGATAACATAATGTATACAAAGTAGTATATTTGTATCGCATTGAGTTATCAATGGATACAAACTTTTAATCACCTGATAAGTCTATAATTGGCCTAATTGTACATTTGCAATTAGGCGGAATACTTGGCAAGCCTCTATCTTTTTCTGGAACACCTAAAGCTGCTTGTTCCGATTCTAAATGTTCAAAACTAAATACATGACCATCTATTTTTAAATGCGATTCACGAGGATGAACCGAACCACTGGAATGCATCCATTCGAATTTTGTAACATTTAAGGCTTGAAGTCTATTAGCATTGATTGTGTTATAAGCTTTTCGCGTTTGATCTAATGCAATATTTTTTGCCCTTCTAAAACTTTGTCCATCATATTTTTGTATATCAGGTAGTAAATCACTAAGACCCTTTCCTTGCGTTATAGAACGCATAACAGAACCTGTAACTTGTTTAAAATATTCTTGAGGGATAGATTTAATTAACGACACATTCTCTGCAATAGTTGCTGTTGCAATATCTTCATACCCTTCTGGAACAATACCTGTTTTTAAAGATAAACCACCACTTAACTTTTTAAGACTAGCATGCAAATTACTTTTACTAATTTGATCGGCATTACCAAACATTTGTTTTGCTAATAATTTCGCTTTACTAGAAAATAATTTAGTAAATTTATTAGTTAGACTATTTAATAAAATACGTGCCTGGCTTCCTATATTATCATCCATAGCAAATTTTGAATCTTTCGCTTTTTTAATTTTAAATAATTGTTGAATTTCATGTTTTGTTTGTCTTGTCATTTCCAAAACTAATTTATGTAATTTACTAGCATATTTCGCTTCAATACTAGCATTATGATTTAATCTATTACCCAATAGATTAACATTTCTATTTACCGCCCATCGTTCTTTTTTTTTAGTTAAAGGCACTTTAGATAAGTTCATTTATATACTCTTTAATTTCTATCAAAGCGGTAATAAAACCTATTCTATCTGCTTTTGCTAAACCATAAAGTCCATCAAGATTATTCTTAGATATTTTTTCATCAATATAAGATATCAAATCTTCAGAAAATTTTCTTATACCATTCTTTTCACCAGTTACGATTAATTTATGAATCGTTTCATTTATTAAATCAACATCAGTCATAAATACTTCCACCCAAATCATTTTTAACCATATTAATATCCATATCCTCATTACTTTCATCAACAATACCATTATAACCCGATTGAGGATCGGTAATAATACGCTGCCTTTCATCTTCTGGAGAAATAGCACCTGATGTTATTAAATATTGACCTGTTTCAGATTTAATCTTATTCAATACAGCCAATTCTTCTGCGGTCATCGCATCTAACGGATTCCATGTAATAGTAGTATGGAATGGTTCAATATTAAATTGAGGCGCAATTTCTGAACGAATTAATAATAAATGATGTCGTTCTAAAAGAGCGGTCAAATCATGTCTTTGAACACTTTCTAATTCTTCATGATAACTTGATTCTTCAAATTCACCCGTTGTGTTAAAACCTTTCGGTTGAGTGCCCAACAATTTGGTTGCAGGAACGTTTGCCGCTGCTGCTACAATTTGATATTGCGTCATAATAACCGCATCTAAATCAGCCAAACTTGTATCATGTTGTTCGTATTCATCATCTAAACCAATTGTTTTAACACCGTAATTATTTCTATTAGTCACATATTGTTGTAAACGTGATGCAATTGCTGCCGGTTGTGCTGCGGCTTGTGTTACATCTATTTTCATAACATCGGTGCGTTTCGTTGCGGCAAGCATAGGCGCTTCATTAGCGGTACTTTCTGCGGCAAATACACGTTGAGCTACTTTTTGTGGTATAGGAACACCCCCAAAAATATAAGAGGGTTTTAAAATATCGCTCACCTCTTCTGTTCTAAAAATAACCAAATGAGTTCTATGAATAGGTTTACCATTTATTACCCACCAAGTAGGTTCATAAAAATAAATACTTGCGGGATTTCCAGCGGCTTCTGCATCTAGTTGGGGTGTTATCCAATAGGGATCTATTTGTGAGATACCTTTATAACTTCCTGGGGTAACACCATCTGGATTAAATGGTTTTAAATAATAATCAGGATCATCTGATTCAACTATAAACATAGCATGTCTAATTCCAAAGACGCGCCCCATTTGAACAAATTGAATTAAATTTTTATTAATATTAAAACGAACATCTGCCTCACGAATATAATCCAATATTTCAGGTTCAACTTCAGTGCCATCATTAATTGTTATTTCATACCCATTGCGTGTTGCATCTTTGGCAGGCATCAAACAACATTTAGAAATAAGCCATTGTTGTGCTAATAATGAACATAATTGATAACCGATAAAAGATTGATTTGCATACCATAAAACTTGAGCTTCCGGTAAAGTTTGATTGTTATAAGCTTGTTTTACAGGTAGTTGATTATCCATAGCAAAACTTTCGTATTTTTTATTAGCATCCATTGCTATGGAATTATGTACGGAATTCTTAAATACTTCGTTGAATTTTTGTTCAATTTCTTCTTTTAAATTTAAGTTATCAAACATAAAATCAATTTGTCTGGGTTTGTCTGGTTTTTCTATTTCGACAGGATCGTTATTTTTTTTTTTAAATTTTTGTATGAACTTAAACATCAAAAAAACTCCTGCGTTTTGGTTTAAGGGGTGCAAAGGCTATCATAACCGAATCAGCTCTATTTGGCGAACGCGATCCGTCAGGCATCTTATCAATTAATAATTTACCATTATTACTTTGAGAATAAGTTGGTTGAGACAATTCTACAATCAATTTTTGATATTCTGGAATTTTACTAGATATAGAAATAATGTCTTCAGAATTATAGTGCAATTTTTCTACAATAGCGCGATAAGTAGCTTGGAATCTTCGTCTCAATGACCACCACGCTTGCGCTTTAGCGTTTGCAAAAAAGTCCTCGTTTGTTCTACCTTGCGCTTTATCGCTAAAATCTCCACTTTCTTTAAAAGGGTTGCCCTCAGGATCAACAACCGAACCCGAACCTCTAAAGGGATTAAAAACGATTTCAGGCTTATTAGAATCCATTCTATGCTTATTAATAACACGAGCATCACCGCGAGCACCAGCCCCCAAGCCGTCAGCGTCATAATCAACATAATCGTAGTTAAGATCGTCGGCAAGATTAAAAGACTTCTCAATTGTTTCATAGATATCACTCCCTTTGCCTGACCAACTTTCCAAATATTCGATTAAGATTCCATATCGCCCACAAAATGCATTTTTGTCCGATCCTTCATCGGCAATGTCAAGACCTGCTTTCCTTATTCCTGTTGGGGTTATCCCTAATTTAATATGGGAATCCACAGCGCATTGAACCCAAGCTGCTGGTATTAAAATACCTTCGATGGAAGCAGCGTAATCGAGATCTATTTCTTGCGCTATAACAACCGGATCGTCAATATCATGGCACATTTTTTCATACCATGCTTGGTCTTTGCGAGGATCGTCTCTCCAATGCAATGTAAACACGTTAATCTTGCCACCAAAACGTTTACGAGCAAAAGGATTATTCATACCCCTGGGGGTGCTTATATCAATACGGCAATTTGTTGTTTGGGATAATGAAGCATCAATTAATTCTGCGCGTGGTATCCAGGCCGATTCGTCTACAAAATAGAAAGAGGTTCTCGCTCCGCGACCAATACCATCCCCTGATTCACCGGTGATTACTGAATCGGTCTCAGGAAATTCTATCCTCATATAAGGTGAATGCTTTCTTTCATTCCAACTTCCTCGAAACTCAATAGGTAAATGCGAAATAAATTGCCTTCCCTTCCACAGCAATGATTTTGGATCGCCTTTTTTATCAACATACTCTTCTTTACGACTTCCAAAACCTGCTATTACACCAGAATTGAATAGGCAAACTGTGGCTGATACGCATATTGTTAACCAGGACAATCCTAGTTCACGGGATTTATCCGTTAAACCAGGTTCCCTATTTTTCCATCGTTGCATAAACCAATTGATCCACTCTTCCTGCTTTTCGAATAATAAAAAAGGTGTTATTGCGGGTAATCCTCTTTCAACGTTTCGTGGATCGGAAGTCACCCCCCAATCAATTATAAATTGAGCAGGGTTATCTTTATAATAATTTTTTAAAGGCCCAAGCATAGCCGGATTAGAACGAATAAAATTTAAACGTTCCACGCGCCATTCAAATACTTTTACATAATCAGGGTTCTTAAAATCAAAAGAAAAAGGCAAAGGCATAAATTTTTATTCACAATTTCTGGGGATAAAGTTGTTTATAAATCATAACACCCCTAGATAAATAAGGAAAATTTCTGTTGATTAATATTATTTCATAAAATGTATCAAATAACTTGATATATAACAAATGATTTGATATAATTGCTTTATCAAATTAACAAAGAGGCAATAAAGTGATAACAATATGTTTTGATATTAATAAACATGATTCTATTCGATTTGAATATGATGGAGTGAATTT